TTTAATTTTTGTATTACAGCATCTAAATCTCTAACTTGTGAGTCCGCTACTTGTTTAGAATATTCATCACTAGGCCTTGTTAATATCTGTACTATTTTTGCCATTATTTTTTCTTAACTCCTTTAATTTTTTTCTTGTTTAAAGTTGCATAAAAAACTTGTTCACCACGTTTTTTTCCATATTGTTTTTTCATAGACTTCATTATTTTTTTACCTTTTTTATTTAATGGCATTATCTTCTACCGTCCGGTTGTATATCTAATCTAAATGTACCTAGTTTCCAACTTTGAGAAGCAGCTGTATTTGCTACCTTTAAAGCTATCTGTCTTGCTCTTGCACGTGTGTCTACTTTTTGTGTAGATGATGTCACTGTAAATGGTCCAAGTGATGAACTAGTTTTAGCATCATTTGGAAAATCTCTTAATTGTAATGTAACTTGTGTATTACCTGTTTGAGATATAAAGTCTGGTATAAATCTTCTAATTTTCATTAAAAATTCACCATCTCCTCTAAGATCAGGCACACCTGTTTGAGACCCTCTCATAACTCTTTGTGTAATATCAAAGTCTCCAGACACTATGTTTGATGTTATCGCTGTTACAGACCCACCCGCAACTTGATCTGTACCTTTTTCATGTTCGTAATATGTTGTACATCCATCTGTATTACCAACAACATCATAAGAATTATTACTGCTTGCATCATATTCTGTTGCGTGTGGTAAACCAAATACGGCTGAGTCTTTCCATGTTCCCCGTGCCAGTGTTCCTGTTGTCCATACAGGTCTCTTAGCTCTAGAATCTTGATAGTTATATGTTACACATCTATTAACAATAGTAGAACCCTCTGTGCAATAGAACCAAGTTATCTCCCCAAACAAATTATTTAATCCAACATTTATTAACTGTCTCGCAGTTGTATTTATATCATCGTATACAAAGTCTTCTACTAAACATAACATGGTCTCTAAATTACCAGCATATTTAAAGAAACCATTTTCAGACATCCAGTATGCTGTACCATCAACTTCTAATGCAGCGTTCTGACCTATCAATCCACAGTTAGTACCAACTTGTGCAAAACCAAAAGTAAATGGAGCACCAACAAAACGCATAGTAAACAACGACGTGTCTGACCATATGTATATTGCATCTCTACCTCTAACAGCTCCTACAATTTTAGATCCATCAGAAAGTCTTTGTGTACCTGCTGTGTTAGTTGCTGTGGGTGTATATGTATTTATATCTTCTTGATCTGAGAATCTAATAAACATTTCATCTTGTGTTGATGTATCTCCAATAGTTGTTTCTGTTCCAAAGAAAACTAAGTGACGATCAGGTGTAGATACTAACATATCACGTGACGCTGTTGGTGCACCTGATATAATTGTAGCTCTATTTGATGTTGCATTTGATGCATCTGAATCCCATTCAAAAACTTGTGCATTATGTATTAATGCAATTACTTTACTTCCAAAAGCATCAATACTCCACATACCTGGATCTATTACTAAGTCACCTGATGCAGCTTGTCCCCATGCAACATAATCAGAAGAGTTTGTAACTGTATCACCACCATTGTGAGCGGCAGCTGTTGTGTTTCTTACGCCTCTTGTAACACCTGTTAAAACACCTGATGTAATACCTGTGTATGATATTTCTTCTGTTCCTATCTGAACAAAGTTTGTACCTGATGTTGGAAATTGTGATGCATCTGTTAGAGTAATTCCTGTTGTAGCTGAATCTGAAATACCACCAGTTAAAGTTGTTGTTGCTTCTCCTGATACTGTACCACTCCACTGACCTAATCCCCATCCTAACCCAGGTAATTGTTCTGCAGGTCCAACAGGATAATAATGTCTTACTCTGATACCGCCTGAAGTTGTTGCACCAGAGCCACTTTCGTTTGATGACATCGTAATTGTAAGAGTTGTTGATGACGGTACACTTGTTACCATAAATTTATTATCATCAAAATCAGATGCACTATAATTAGAATTAGTTATGCTAGAAAAATTGTCTAAAAGAATTATGTCTTTTTCTCCAATGCCATGAGCACTACTAAAAGTTATTGTAACAGTTGGTGATCCGTTAGTTGTAGTAAAAGCACTTGTGAGTGTTGTTGTAGTTTTGATAGGGTGTATGTCATAGAATACACCACCTGAGTATGCATATAATATTCTGTTTGTTCCTATAATAGCGAATTTAGTTCCAGCTTTATTTACTAAATGAAATAGTGCCCTTGCAGCACCTGTCATTTTATTTTCTCCTAATTGAGACCAGCCGCCTATTTTTTCTGGTGTGCCATAACGAAATCTTACATTGTCACCATCAACCCATTGTCCTTCAGCTGTGGTTTCTGTAATTTGTTTGTTGAAACCTGGTAAAAAACCTATTTTTTGTAGCATATAACCTCATCATATCTTAAAAGGCCCAGCTTACAAATGAGTATCGCGTGCCTTTTGTTGTCTCTCTAACTTCATGTGGATACATAAAATTAGACGGAAATAACAGTATATCACCCGTTTTTAACTCAATTTTCTCTCCTCTGCAATAGAATTCAGAACCCTCATAATCCTCGTTTAAATTAGCTACAATAGATACTAAAGGCACTCCTTTCATTTGACCATCAAATATACTGTGTATATGATCATAATGTTCTCTCATCATAGTTCCTACAGGATATCGATTAAAACGTATAGGGCTAAATTTACTAAGCCATGGTCCGTGAGTTTTTTCTCCTGGTACACTATGTTTTTCTTGATATTTATTTAATGCTTCAACAAGATAAGGTGTTATCTTCGCTTGTTGTTCTTTAGTGCCACTCATAACATCTAATTCTTTTGTAGGTTCTGATGATGTTTCGCCAGATGCATAGTTATTCCAAGCATGCTTTCTCCAAATACCTTTGTTACACTCATCTATTAATTGTTTACATACCTCCTTTGGTATGTGATTTTCTACATATATATAACTTTTAATTGTGCTCATTCATTAACCTCCTTATATCTAAATGAGTTAGTGATTGTTCTGATCCAATAGCGTCAATACAAAATGTATTGAATGATACACTTATTCTATCTTCTTCACCCTGATTAATTGGTACGCTATGTTTCAATGAAGATGGAAATAATATTAATTCACCTGGTTTGCAAGGCAACATAAAAGACTCTGAGTTTAAATAGTTATATTTTTCAGGATCTAGTTTCATGCCGTCTTGTCGATCTTTAGCAAAAGCTATAGGGGGTAGTTTTTCATTTATTTGAAAATACATCACACCAGATACAATACTGTTAGGATGAACATGTTCATGATGCTTAGAACCTTTTGGATTTCTATTAGCCCAACACTGTGTAATAACTAATCTTTGTTTTGTATTCAAAACATCTGTCGTAAATTTATTAACAGCTTCTCCTAAAAAATTTTTTATATCTTTAAACTCTTCGTTTCGTAACAGATAAGAATCATCAGATCTAAAATTACCATTTTGTTTTTGTTCACGGTAACTAATATTTTTTAAATATGCCAGCTCTTTATCAATAGATTGTTTGTATGGTACTATTAATAACGGTGTTGGAAATAATTGTAACAATTCTTCTTTCATATGTAGGATATTACATTATTCTAAGAACTTTGTAAACCCCCATGTGAATCTGATCCTGTTGCAGGGTGTTCACGAGCTAGAGTTAAATCTCCATAATCTGTGCCATTTCCTAAAGTTGCAATTGTAACAAAGTCAATTGATGCAGTTATTGATGGTGTTCTACCTGCATAAGCCATACCTCTAATATTATTACTTGTTCCAGAAGAGCCTGTCCTTGCAACTGATAAATCTCCAAAATCTGAGGCGTTACCTGTAGTATCAATAGTTACATAATCTATTGTAGCTGTTGCTGTTGGTGTTGCTCCACCCAAAACAAGACCTCTTGTGGAACTAGCAGCACCTGAAGAATAACCTCTTGTGGTTGTACAGTCTCCAAAATCTTGCGCGTTTCCAGTGGAGGCAATAGTTACATAATCTATAGAAGCTGGATAAGGTGCTGCACCACTAGCAAAAAGTGCTCTTACTGGTGAACTTAATGCTGAAGCTTGGTAAGCAGCTGTAGAAGTTGCATCTCCAAAATCTGTAGCGTTTCCAACAGTATCAAGAGTAATGTAATCAATTGTGTTTACACCAGCGGGAGTTATACCAGCAAAAAATAAACCTCTTGTAGTTGATCCAGCTTGACTTGATGCTATATGTTGTCTTGATACGGTAAGGTCACCAAAATCAGAAGAATTTCCATAACTAGAAAATAAACTTTGTCCGATTGTGCCTGTGAGAGTTGGAGTGCTTCCACCTGCATACATAGCTCTAGTTTTAGAAGAGGCACCACCAACATATCTTGTAGCAGCTAGTGTGTCTCCAAAATCAGAGGCTGCTCCTGCTGTTGGTATAAATACTGCATCAATTACATTTGACGTTGGAGTTGTTCCACACATCACTAATGATCTCCCTGATCCAGGCATATAGGTTACTGATGGTCTTTTCACTTGCGCACCACCCATACCACCTTCTGAATTACCGATTCCACACGCAGATGATCTCGCAACAGTTAAGTCTCCAAAATCAGCAAAAGTTGAACCTGCTACAAAACTACAAAAATCTATTGTGTTTACTTTTGATGGGTTTGCACCACCACCATATAATCCTCTTGTTTGACTACCTGCACCTTGTTCAAAAAATCTACCAACACTTAATTCACCAAAATTAGAAAAGCTACCTGTTGTTGCTAAGATACATTGTTCATAAGAACCACTTGATAAAGTTGCTTGTCCATTTGTAATAACAGCTTTTGTATTATTTGAACTTGCTGTATTTTGGTTTTTTCCTGTTATCATGTCACCAAAACTTGTTGCATCACCTCTTGATGCAAAGTTAACAAAGTGTGTGTTTGCTCTTATAGAACCAGATGGCGGATTATTATTTCCTCCAAACCATACACCTCTTGTTGTACTTGAAGAGGCTGCCATAAAACTTTGTTGAGTTGTTAGGTCTCCATAATCTACAGCATTACCCGTTGTTGCATAAGATATTTGATCTATAATATTATAATAACTTGGCGAGTTATCTCCACCTCCAAATAAACAGATTATTTCATTACCACAAGCTGCAACACCTAATCTAGCTTGTGTAAGATCGCCAAAGTCAGAACAGTTTCCCTCTGACTGAAAATTAAAAGTTTGTATTGTATTGATACCTGGTGCACCACCTCCAAATACACCTTTAATTTTATTACCAGCACCACCATGATATTGAGTAGCTGTAGCTAAATCTCCAAAGTCTGTGGCATTACCTGTTGTTAAAGGATTTACTTTATCAATTACATTTGATACGCTTGGAGTGCCTCCACCACCCCACATACATAAAGGTGCGCCTTCACTTAGAGACCAATCATTAGCTCTTTGTTTTTGATAAGCTTCTCTAGTATCCCAAACTTTTCCTGAATTAGACATTATGCTAAACCTCCATGACCTGTAGAACTAGAACTTTGATTATATCCTCCAGCAGTGAGAACATCACCATAAGTTGTTCCATTTCCTGTTGAAGCTATATTTATCCTATCGGTAGTTGAAACATCACTAGGCGTTCTACCACCACCGAATATGGCTAGTGTTTTATTTGAAGCTGAACATTTTGTATTTCCTCTAGCTGATGTTAAATCCCCAAAATCTGTAGCATTACCTGTAGAGGCAATTGTCACATATTCCATAGTATTTACAACACTAGGACTTGCTCCTCCTGCAACTACACCTCTTGTTGAAGAAGATGCACCAGCAAACCCACTTCTAACTGAACTTAAATCTCCAAAATCTGTTGTGTTACCTGTTGATAATATTGTTATGTATTCTATCACGTTTATTACTGAACCTGTATAACCACCATTTATTACTCCTCTAGTAGTAGAACCAAAACAAGCAATATTATTTTTACCAGCACTCATATCACCAAAATCAGTTGCATCACCTTCTGTGGCTATAGTCACATAATCCATAACATTGGTATATGTTCCTGGTGATACATATCCCCCACATCTTACACCTCTTGTATCATTTGATATCCCAACTGGATAATTAGCTCCTTGTGTTAAATTTCCAAAGTCAGAAACTTGTGCTGATGATGATGGAAAAAATTGATCTATAACATTTGTAAGAGTGCTTCCTCCATCAGGTGAGCCACCAAATAAACAACCTTTAATAGTATTTCCAAACCCACCAACAGCATATTTACTTGCACTTATATCTCCAAAATCAAAAAAACTTCCAGATGACGCCATGTCTGTCATTCCTATTTGATTTGAATAAGATGGATAAGCACCTCCGTAATAAGCTCGTGTATTTCCACCTGCTTGCTGTACAGTAACTTCATTACCCATACCAGAGTGTTGAGTGCAATAATAATATAATCTATATGGTGTTGAAGTTGTAACCTCTATTTTTGTAAATGCAGTTGCAGAACCAGGTGTTCCTGATGTGGTCACTCCAGTGGTATACTCCGATCCTGAATTATGTGTGCCATCCGGTGTTTCAGAAAATCTTAAAGGGTGTCCACCATTAGAACTATCATCTTGATTCCACTCGTATGTGCAACCAGGAAACAAAGTTATATACGTTTGTAATATTCCATCTATGTAGTATTTATTTCCAGAACCTGGATTAACTACAGTTATGTTTAATTTAAATGTTGTTGACCTAGCCACTGACTAACCCTCCATGTCCGTTTGATACAGCTCCTGGAAAAGAAGTTGTTTGTATTAAATCTCCATAGTCTATAGCATTACCAGTTGAAGCAATTGTTATGTAATCAATAGTATTAACATTGCTTGGTGTACCACCACCTGCAAATATACCTCTTACACTATTAGAACCAGGACCCACACCCCTTCTCGATGATGTTAAATCTCCGAAATCTGTAGCGTTACCTGTCGTTGCAGTGGTTACATAATCTATAGTATTTACTTGACCCGAAGGAGTTTCACCACCTCCAACCACAGCTCTAGTAGTACTAGATGTTGCATGAGAATATTGTCTTGAAGTTGATGCGTCTCCAAAGTCTGCTGCGTTTCCCGTTGTAGCTAAAGTAAAAAAATCTATCTTATTAGAGTAAGTTGCGCTCGGAGTTCTTCTTCCTCCTAAAACTACCACTCTTACATTGTTATTACCACCCATGCTTCCACCCTGAATAGTATCTTGAGTATCTCCAAAATCTGCTGCATTACCTGTGGTTGCTATTGTAATATAATCAGTTGTGTTTACTAGCGTTGGAGTTTTACCTCCTGCAAATATACCTCTAGTATTATTATTACCAGCACCCATTAATCTTCTTGCCTGTGTTAAATCACCAAAGTCAGCTGAATTACCTCTTGTTTGAAATGTAATATAAGTCATAATATTAGTTTCATTACTTGCTGGTTCTGTATATCCTAATGCAAAAACACCTCTTGTTTTTGAACCAACACCAGCACTGTTATAACCATTTTGAGATAGATCACCAAAAAGATTTGCATTACCTGTTGTTGAAATTTGCATTTCTTGTATTCCAGTGTAAGTGCCTGTATCACCAGATACTAAAGCTATATCTCCACCAGCCTCGTTAAATACTGCTGGTCTTGTTCCTTGGTACCCGTCGTTTAGTCCGCCGTGTGCATCAGAACAAACTGCTCCATATCTCTGTGAGAGTGCTAAGCTTCCAAAATCTGTTGATGTCCCACCACTTACTATAGAAACACCATCGACAGCTTGTGTCGGACCAGAACCTGGATTTTGACCTGTTATAAATCCTTTATTTACTACACCTGAATTTCCAATACTTCCGTTAGTTTGTGCAGTGCTTAAGTCTCCAAAATTAATAGCGTTTCCTTGTGAAGCCATAGTAACAAATTGTATGGTAGTATTTGCACTAGGTCCACCAGCTATAAAAATTCCTCTAGTAGAATTTGATGCCGTTTGCGGTGCCCACCTTGTAGCGGTTAAGTCTCCAAAATCAACTGCGTTACCAGTTGTTGCTAATTCTATAAAATCTATTGTATTTAAAATAGCAGGACTTCGTCCTCCTCCCATTACACATCTTGTTGGACTTGTAACACCATGATGTCCATCTGTGCTAACTGTTGAATCACCAAAGTCTACAGCATTACCGGTGGACATAATAGTAACATAATCTATTGTATTATAATATGATGGACCAGGTGTTCCTCCATTTCTTATTGCTCTCGTAGAATTACTTCCTGCAGACTGACCTTGAGATGCATTTGTTAAATCTCCAAAATCTGCTGCGTTGCCCGAAGTTGCTAAAGTAATATATGAAATCCTATTAAATTCATCTTGGGCTGGCCAATCAGCACCTCCTAATGATAAACCCCTTACAAAATTACTTGCACCTGCATTTCCTTTATCACCAGATGATAAATCACCAAAAAGTTCTCCCGTGCCTCCAGAGGTTGGGTTGAAAGTAGATATTGTTGAAGTGGCAATATAAGGATTAGCATGTAATCCACCCATATAAAATAATCTATTTTTTGCGCTTGGCCAATACCCACCCATTACCGCGTCATAGACTTCACGCAGGTTCCAAACGCCTGATGCGTTATCGAGTTGCGGGTAGTTAGCCATTTACTAACCTATCTTTTTAGACCAGACGTATGTGGCTGCAGCTGCTTGATCGAATGGTACAGTTGCACTTGGATCATTAGGATCTTCATCAGTCCAGTCAGATGTATATGTATCTAAATACGTTTTTACATCTGCTTCACTTGCAAGTTCACCAAGTCCTACTTCACTTGAACCATCAACCGTTGCACCGATCATAACTTCACTTGAATCAGGATAATATCC